CCCACCTTGATCATAAGCCTTTAGAATAAATTTTAATTTATCAATTGGTCGCACGTAAACTTATACACGAAGAACTATATACTTGGGAAGTTCTTTCTTAAACTAGATCTTAACTTAAGAGAAGATCCAGATCTTGAAAGACTATTAATAGTTAATCTTTTTTGCTTTGCTGATGCTTCTAAATAAGCACTTACACTAAACGACTCAGTTTCCAAAATGCCTACAACACCGCCCTTACTTGTTGTGTAAGTCGCAAAAATATAATTTCCACCAGAAGAGGAGACGCTTAATATTACAGTCCATGAGCTTGCAAGCAAAGACGGGTTTGTCTGTTCCGTCAAAACATCTAAAGCACCAGTTCTTATGTACGCCCCCGTGCCTAGCCCACTAAAACCAGAGGCTGTTAGTGTCACTGTCGTTGCGGTTCTGTTTGATAAAGTAATAGGCATTTTAGAACTTTGGAATCATATTTCTTGTTTTAGCTTGGGATTTTAATGAATCATTTGCTGAGACTCTAGTTTTCTTTTTTCCAAATCCGTAAAACTTTGGAAAAGAAACAGTAGAAGACATGTAAATTTCACCTATTTCAACAGTATTAGTTACAACAACATAGTACTGTCCAGACTCTGATGATCCATGCAGATGAGTGTAAGTCCAGGCCTTATTTTTCAAAAATGAATTAGTTTCGCCACCACCGCCAACACCACCTTGATAACTTAATATCTGCGTAAAAGAAGGAGACCCAAATTGTTTATAAAAAAGAGCATAAGAAAGCGTTCCTTCGCCATCACAACAAATAGAGTCTCCTAAATAGCACTCAATAGTGCTAGATGCCTCATTTCTTGAAACCCTGTACAAAAGAATTTCTGTAGAGCCAGGACTCACTTCACCTGGTGGTTTATCTGCCATTTTATGCCCCTGCTTGCTGTATTGGTCTCAGCTCTACCCTACCACGACCACACATTTTTACAAGACCCATTCGTCTTCTCATCTCCCTTACCGACTTAAGAGTTCTTCCAAGGGTTGAAGCTATTTCACAGTCTCTCATTTTTCCAGCCTCAAGCTTTAGGAAATTCTTGTGTTCCGCACTCCATCTTTCTTTTTTGTCCTGCATAATATTCTCCTGTAATTAATACACCTTTCTAGTCTATAATAGAACGTGAAAAGACCTCAGAAAGACGCAGTCGCAATCTTTTTGAAAAAAATATCAAAAACATCTGGGGCAAAAATCTCAAGAGACGAGGTTTTGTCATTAGTTGAAAAAATAGCCCAAACCCACATGGGCAAAACGTTTGCTTACATGACAGTAGAAGATATAGCTTCACAAGCCCGTCTTATTTGCATGCAGCAGTTAAAGTTTTACGAACCAGAAAAAGGCATTGGTTGGGACGACATAAATTCGCTTGAGCGTTGGCTCAACAGGGTTGTCAAAAATAGACTTAAAAACTTTTATAGAGACCATTGTGGTAGTTTAAATGAACAACACAAAAAGGCTAGAGTTTCACTTAGCGCAAAAGCAAGAAACTCAAAAGACGACTCTGTTGCATACGAGCCAGCTACTTGTAAAAACGAAACTGAAAACTCTGTTGTTTTTGGGGAGCTAAAAGACTTTGTAGAAGCGCGCCTATCAGAAGAAGGGCTTGAAATATATCGCGCCTGTCTATCTGAAGAACCTGTAAATTCATATTATAAAAATAAGCTTCGTTTAGAAATAACACAAATAATGGGGGAGTGGCGAGATGGCAAAACGAATTGAAGAAGCTGACAAGATATACATAGAAAATAACTGCAAATACAAAACAGACGCTGATATAGCAAAACATATCGGCTGTTCAATAAAAACTGTGGAGCGCTACAGAAAAAGTATTGGCATGATGAAAAACACAACCAAAGATCCGGTTGTGATGATAGAACAAAGAAAAGACTATCAAAACAGAGATATATTTGATTTTCACGTTCGTTCATTTGAAACAAGCCCAAGAGGATCAAGAATAAAAAAACAACTACCGGAAGAAGACTGGATTTTATTTTCCGAAGAATGGGCAAATTATAAAATTCAGCTCGAAGATCTCACCCACACAGAGCAAAACACTGTTGAGCAGCTAATTTTTTTAAAGCTAAGAATAGATAAAAACCAAAAAGACTATTATGACGCCATGAGAATACGTGACTCTCTGATGGCAAACAATGACATTGTTGATGTCAAGGATTTAGATCTGTCAGACCCAAAACAGGCTGAGCTATATCAAAAAATATTCAATGCGTCTATGCGGGCAACAGACTTAAATAAAGAGTACAAAGATTTATTAGAAAAATCTACAAAGCTAAACGAAACACTTAATGCAACTAGACGCCAAAGAGAAGAAAAAGGAAAAGTGGGTGGGGACACCTTCTTCTCCCTTTGTAAAAAGTTTGAATCTATGCAGACAAGGGAAAAAGAGGGTCGCATGGCAGAACTACTTCGGCTTTCTATGGAAAAGAAACAAGACAGCATGCGTAACGCCATAGAATATATGGACGGGGAACTAGCTCCGCAATTACTAGATTCGGAAACAGTAAAGAAAACAAGAGAACAACAATGAAAACAGCAATAGTAACAGGTTGCCCAGGTCAAGACGCCTCATATTTGACAGAGCTTTTGCTAAGCAAAGGATACAAAGTATACGGAATATACAGAAGAAGCTCAACCGAGAAAAACGCCTCTAATATGGTTGAGTCAGAAAAAAACTCAAACTTCCATCAAATAAATCTAGACATCACAGACGCTTCTGGGATATTTAGCATTATATCTCATATAAGACCAGACGAGTATTACAACCTCGCAGCAATGTCTCACGTTGGTCAAAGCTTTAAAGAACCAATATCTTGTGCATACGTTAATGGTACTGCTGTAACAATAGTTTTAGAAGCAATAGCAAAGCACTCGCCACACACAAGATTTTACCAAGCATCTACATCTGAGATGTTTGGTGGCGTAACTGAAAATCAATCTGAAAATACGCCTTTCGTTCCACGTAGCCCTTATTCAGCAGCAAAAATGTACGCACACAACATGGTTGATATTTACCGAAAGTCTTATGGCATTTATGCGTGCTGCGGAATACTATTCAATCACGAAAGCCCAAGAAGAGGCTTTGATTTTGTTACTAGAAAGATAACAAACGGCATAGCTAGATATAAACTTGGCCTTTCTGGTCCAATTGAGCTTGGAAATCTTGCCGCCAAAAGAGACTGGGGTCATGCGAAAGATTATGTTAAGGCGATGTGGATGATGCTTCAGGCGCAAACGCCAAGCGATTATGTTGTTGCGACTGGAGAAACTATATCAATTAAAGACGCACTTCATTATGTTTGCGGATTAGCAGATATTAACCCAGAAGATGCTTGCAAAATAAACCCATCATTTAATCGTCCGCTAGAGGTAAACGTTCTTTGTGGCGATCCTTCAAAAATTAAAACAGAGCTTGGATGGCAACCAGAGTACACGTGGAGAGACCTTCTTTACGAGATGTACAAGCACGATTACAGTATTAATTATGCCCAAAGTGTATTAAATAACGGTGGCAAAGAAAAGGCTGAGGAAACCAAAGTTCAGGCGTAGAGACGGTAGATACTCACCAGAGTATTGGCGTTTCAGAAAAGAGGTTCTAAAAAGAGATGAGTTTTCATGCCAATTTCCAGGATGTTGCGAAAAAAGAGGACTTGAGGTACATCATATAAAAAAATATGCAAACTCGGCAAGGCTAAGAACAGAGAAATTCAATGGAATAACTCTTTGCAAAAAACATCATGAGCTAGTAACAGGGAAAGAAGAGCAGTTTGAATCGGAGTTTTTCAAAATTATTTGTCAAAAAAACACCGAAGAAATACAGAGGATAAATGAACTCAGGAAACAAGGGTTCCTTAAAGAAGGCCAAAAAAACAGTAGAGAGCGCTATATACGCAAGCGTTATCATTGACAACCAAGAAAAAAAACCGTGGGATTTTTCAGAAAAGCTGCCATCTAAATTCTTTGTAAAAAACGTTTTGGTTAAAAATCTAGAGTACGGTGATTATACGCTAGAGGGCTATGATATGCCCGAGTTCAAAAACAGTATAATTATTGAAAGAAAAGCGTCTGTTGAGGAGCTTCTAGGAAATATAGGAAAAAACTGGGAGAGATTTCAAAGAGAATTAGATGGACTACAAAAGTATACAAAGCCACTCATAATAGTTGAAGACGATCTGCATGACGCTTACGCAAAATACATGGGAAGAAATCCTAAAAAAGGAATGTATTTTACGCTGCCTCCAGATTTTGTTCTTTCAAGGGTTTCAGAGATTGATCATAAGTGGGGAATCAAAACGCTTTTTCTAAGCAATAAATATTTTGCAAGAAGATACGCGTGCAATATTTTTAGATCAATTCTAGGAGAGGTTAAAAATGACACTGAGCCAAGAGTATCTTGAAAATCTTTATCTTGAGCTTGGTGATACAAGCGCCTTTGATATCAAAAACCCAATTGATATTTATTCACCAAAAGAAAAAACAGCAGAAGAGCTTATAAAGATTGGAATGGATCCAAGATACATTGGCTTTACCGCTAAGCACTTCCTTGGCGTCAATTTGTTTCCGTATCAGATGGCCGTATTGAATGAAATATGGAATAAAAGACTTCCAATACTTATTGCGACTAGAGGTGGCGCAAAAACAACAATGCTTGGTATTACAGCAATACTAAAGGCAATGTTTAACCAAGGCTCAAAAATAGTAATTGCTGGTGCTGGTTTAAGACAGTCTGGCCTGGTATTCGAGTCTATGGAAAACATATGGAAGAACGCGCCTGTCTTGCAGGACATATGCGGACCAAACAACGGACCAAAAAGAAGCGTTCTTGGTTTCAATTGGGATCTTGGTGACAGCAAGATCATGGGCATTCCTATAGGAACTGGTGAAAAAATCAGAGGTCTTAGAGCAAACGTAATTATCGTTGACGAGTTTGCTTCAGTTAACCCAGACATATTTGAGGTTGTAATCAGAGGCTTTGCTGCTGTACAGAGCCAAAACACCTTTGAAAAAGTAAAGCAGGAGTACATAAGAAGAGCCTTAAAAGAAACGCTTGGGGAAGACGCGATTGACGACAATCTAAAAAACAAAGGCAACCAAATAATACTTGCCGGTACTGTTAGTTATCAATTTAATCACTTCTATAAGTATTACCAAGACTACGCCAATATCATATCAGCTGAAGGAAAAGGCGGTGTTGACCCAAGCGAATACGCAATAGTACGAATACCTTTTGATCAAATGCCGCCAGGTATTATGGATGAAACAATATTGAATCAAGGTAGGGCAACGATGGATTCAGTAATTTTCAAAATGGAATACGGTTGCGTTTTTGCAAAAGACTCAGAGGGTTTCTATCCAGCCTCAGCCATATACGCAGCCACAAGCCCAATTAAAACACCAGATGGAGAGGTTTCTTTTACTGTTGAGTCTTACGGAGATAAGACCGCAAAGTACGTTCTTGGAATAGACCCAGCATCAGAAAGAGACAATCTTGCCATAAGCATCATAAAGGTTACAGAAAGCAGTAGACAGCTAGTTTTTTGTTGGAGCACAAACAGAAAACGATTCGAGGCAGATAAAAAGAAGTATCCAGATAGATACAAAGAAATCCCAGACTACAATACCTTTATCCTCAGGAAGATACATGATCTTTTTGCTAGATTCAACATTGTTCGAATGCATCTTGACTCTGGTGGTGGCGGCAGATCAATAATTGAGGGCTTAAAAGATCATACAAAACTGAAAGACGGAGAGTATTGTCTGTACGATATGGACGATGAAGACTGCTCTGACAAAGTAGGACTTCACGTAATAAAAGTAATTGAATTCTCATCTCGTGAGTGGTACGAGTCATCTCACTTTAACTTACTCAAAGACATTACAACGATGAAAATATTATTTCCAGAATACGATGCCGTAGGAATAGAGCAGTCTAAAATATTGGGCCTTGATTCAGATGACGACTACAGTCACGACAATATTCTATCAGAAATAGAAGAATGTAAGTATCAAACAACTTTGATACAAGAACAGACAACAGCAAAGGGCCAGAAGAGATGGGATTTACCAAAAATAAAAGGTGTTGTGACAGAAGGCATAAAGCTTCGGCTTAAAAAAGACCATTTTACAAGTCTGTTATTAGCAAATGACGCAGCAAGAAATTTAGACAATCAGCAGCAACAAGGCATCTCTACATTTGGTGGCTATTCTTCAAAATATATTGTACAAAACAACATAAGATCTGACTCAATGTATCAGGGCAAGGGCATGAGAAAAATGAAAGGCGCCCAAAGATCTTCAAATATATCGATGGAAGAAGGAAGACAGGGGAACATAGCGTATTAGTGTATTGACCTTATAGCTAGAATAGGTTAACATGTCAGAGGAACAGAACTTTTATATATCGCCAGATCAGGGCAGGCAAGAAGGACTAAATAAACTTGGTCGAGCTATGGCTAGCCAGGATATGGCAGTCGCTGGATTCTATTCAAATCTAGAAGAAAATATATCTGTTCGGCCCCCTTTCACAAGAACAACATACGAAAGATTCAGACCGCACGAGCGGATTCCAGATAAAGACAATGACATAATGACGTCTTGCAGGAACGCTTATCAAAGCGTTGGCGTTATTAGATCTGTTGTTGATTTGATCACAGAAACAGCCGTTGAAGGCCTTGAGATAGTAAGCGAAAACGAAAACATAACAAACTTTTTCAAGGTTTGGTCAAGCAATGTCGCACTCAAAGAAAGAAGTGAAAGATTTGCGAATTATTTTGTCGTTGAAGGCAATGTAGTTGTAAGAAGAAAAACATCGCAAATCGATACTCCAACAGTAAGAAGAATGAAAAGAGCTAACGCTGTTGAAAAAATAGACATACCAACTGAATACGTTTTTTATGATCCACAAACAATAAGACTTCTCGGTGGTGAGCTAGCTATTTTTTCTGGAGTCAAGCGCTGGGGAATTAAAGTAAGCTCTGCGCAGGTTCAAGATCTTAAAGACGCTTACGCTCAAGACAAGAGCATACTTAAAAGCGTTCCAGAAGAAATCAAAAAACTAATTGGTGAAAAAACTAGCGTTGGAGAAACGGTAATACCAATTCCAGAAGACGAGGTATACGTAGCACACTACAAGAAAAAAGACAGCGAGATATGGGCTAAGAGTTTTATTTTTAGCATTTTACACGACGTAATCTACAATGAAAAGCTGCGAATGGCAAAAATAAGCGCTCTTGACAGCTGGTACAACTCTGTTCGTCTTTGGAAGCTCGGTGATCACAAAGCTGAAATTTTGCCAGATATCT